TCTTTAACTTCTTAATAGCAAGTTCTAGTTCTGCTTTACCACCCATACCATCAGCATCGGATTCGTGATAAGAACTATAATGAGAGTCGATACAGTCTCCAATAAATACAACCTTGTTACAGTTGTGAATTTTATATTGCTCTATACAAAATTCTAAGTAACCATCTAAACAGAATGGCTCGTGTAAGTCTCCTATACATAAAACTCTATTCTCTACTTTTGTAATATTTTCGTATGCTTTCTTTACGTTACCTCTTAATCTAGGTCTAAAATCACTTTTCTTTACCATTTGTTTTCTTTTAATTTCTACAAATCTATATGAATTAATTAACGTGACCTAATTTAAAACGTAAAATAATTAAATTGTTAAAAAGTCGCTTATTTATTTGGTGGTTCGTTTTATTGGTTGTAGATTTGCTTAACGAAAATAACTAAAAACAATATTATGGAAAAACAAAGACCCGACACCCAGACAGAAACAACATTTAAAAATTTACTAGAAGAATTAAGAGAATTAAAACTCTACGACTTGTCAGCTAGAATATCAACCGTATTTTATGACCAATCATTTGAACAATATTTAAAAGGTTCTAAACCATCTAAATAAACACTATGAGTAAACTAGACGAAGCGATTAAGAATATAGCGATGTTTATAGTCGTAACACTAATACCTATAATATTACTAACAATAACAATTTTAAGCATAACGTAATGACAAAATTAAACACCGAAGTACAAATTACATATAAAAAGAATGGAGACATTAAAACTCTTACTTCTGTATATGATAAAGACCAAGTAATTAACGAACCGATAATGTATAATTTAACAAACAAATTTAAATAAGATGGAAGTATTCAAAACACTAAGTGCTATTGATGTAAATAGTAAAACAGAAAAGAAAGGAAAGTTTACATATTTGTCTTGGGCATTTGCTTGGGCAGAATTAAAAAAAGTTTCACCAAGTTCATCTGCTAAAGTTTATCACGATGAAAATACTAATATGCCATACTTCGCTTCTAAGGCGGGTGTAATAGTAAAGGTAGGTGTTACGGTTGAGGATTTAGAACACATTAACTACTTACCTGTAATGGACTATAAAAACGCTGCAATACCATCTGACAAAGTTAATATGATGGATATTAATAAAGCGATACAAAGATGTACTGTAAAAGCAATTGCTTTGCACGGTCTTGGACTTTATATTTATGCAGGTGAAGATTTACCAGAAGAAGAAATTAAGATACCATCTGAGAAGTTAAAAGAATGTAAAACGTTAAAAGAATTAGCAATAGTATACACTTCTTTAACTAGAACGGAACAAACAGCAATGACTGTATTAAAAGATGAATTAAAGTTAACACTTAAATAATGACTAAAGAAGATATAAACACGTTTAATATAACGTTTAAGACAACTAATGAGATTTATAAATATATGATGGATTGGGTTAATAATTATCCTAATGATATTGAAATAGTTATAACTCCAGAAGATATAAAAGTAATATCCGATAGTATTATAAGAGATACAAACCAACTATACAAGAAAGATGATATATTTAAAAAGTTGGTAAAGAATCTTAGTAAGGCTAAAAAGATTAAAGATGATTACGCAATGAAAAACAACCATAAATACTTATAAAATGAATAAAAGAGAAATAGACATAAAAAGTGCAAATAAAATAATAGCAATAGTAGACAACTATTTTATGGTTTCTAGTGTTGTAAAGAGCCGAAGATTAAGAGTAATGTTACCTAAACAAATAAGTCAGTATTTTATACGTAGAAACTTAAAAATGCCATACCAAGTTATAGCTAATATTTACAGTTTGAAGTGCCACGCTTCCGTTTTACATAATTTTAAAAAGATTGATTTTGATATAATAAATGACCCTTATGTATCAAATTACGTAAATGATATAAGTAATATTTTAAGAAAAGATAGAGGTTTACAGCGATATACTAAACACGATAATTTAAAAACTCATGAAATAGTGGCTATAAATAATTTAATGGACAAGTTAAATACTTTTCAATTACGTAAAATAAAGAAGTTATTATTAGTCCAAACCAATAATATTTAATAAATTTGAATATGGAAACAAAAGATATAAAAGAGTTAATGTTATCGGGTGAAATTTCTTACATAGATAATTCGTGTTCACTAAATTGTGAAGATTTAAAAGGAAACCGTTTAGAAATAAGTGCAGAGCCTTTAGATGGTTTTTTTGATACATCATTTTACGACTCAGTAGATGAAGTACGTTTAACAGACGAACAGCACGATATGATTTGCGAGTACATAACGCAAGAATACTACGAACACCACAGTAATAACACAGCATTTACAGACGACGACATCGAACATTTTAACAGTTTAATAAATTAATTATGACAGAACAAAAAAAAGAATTATTAAAACTTATAGAAATAGAAAATAGAAGAATACAGATGTTAGATTATCCTTCTAAAAACTCATACGACTACTTAATAGCATTAAAAATTAAATTTAAAAGAATTAATTAATTATGACAGCAAAAGAAAAAGCAAAGGAGTTAGTAGATAAAATGAAGTTAAAAAAAGATGTAATTGATGAGAATAATTATTGGTCAGCTAATGAGTTTGGAGCAAAAGAATGTGCTTTAATTCATGTGAATGAGATGGAAGGTGTTTCGTTTAGTTTTTTTGGACAAGACAAGAATTTTACTCTTTACTTATTAGAATTGAGAGAACAAATAATAAAACTATAATGTTACTAGATTTATCAATACCAGAAGATTTAAAGAAAGCTGAACTGTATTTTAAAACTATGGTAATAAGCAAATTTAAGATAGAACTAAAGAGATTAATCCCTAACAGAAGTATAAGTTTAAATAGTTACTTGCACGTCTGTATCTCTTTATTTTCTATTGAGTTTGGTTATACCTTAGAAGAAAGTAAAACACTCTTAAAGCGTAAATGTAGCTTTATGATTTATGATAAGAACGGTTTAAAGTTCCTTAAAAAAACAAGTATGTTAAATAATCAAGAGTGTAGCGAGTTTGTAGAGTTTATACGTAACTACGCAGCGAAGCAAAACTTATACATACCAGACGCTGACGAGTATAAAACTAATAAATTTAACATAGACAAAGAAATTAATAAAAACAAAGAATATTTATGAGAAAACATACCAAAATTTATATGCAAGCTCTAGGTTACGATGAAACCGATTTTATGCCTTGTGAAATTACAGGAAGTCGCGGAGTAGATATACATCACATTGTAAATAGAGAAAATAGAATCGAAAATCTAATGTTATTAACTAGAGAAAAACACGTAGAACTAGGAGAGATAAAAAGCAAGATGGCTTTTTTATTAATTGAACATAGGATTTTTTTACAAAACAACGGTGTAAAATTTAATAACAATTGGTTTGAAGAGCAATTAGATAAATACATTTGGCATGCAGATTGAAATAAACAACCTTACAAAGTTATCGTTTAACAAGTACAAAAACCAACACTGGGCAACACAGAAGAAGTTTAAAGATACTTTAAGACTACTAGTGCGTTCTGCTACTAAAGAAACTTTTAAAGGCGGTTATTCGCTTAATTTCGAGTTTGAGTTTATTGGTCGAAGATTAGACACTATAAATGTTTTTCATTACTGTAAAATTATAGAGGACAAATTGTTTGAACAAGATAAAGATAATAGACAAATTTGTGTAAATGTTAAAAAAGGCACAGAAAATAAATGTATTTTATATTTAAAAAAGGTGTAAATTAAAATAATTGTCGTATATTTGCGTCAGTTACGTGGTGAGACAAGGTAACAATTAATAAAATATATAACCTTTAATGCTGACGGAATCTCACCTCCCGAAGCGTTAAAGGTTTTTTAATACACAAAAACTAAATATTATGGAATTTAAAGGAACAAAAGATTGGAAATTAGGTAGTGTTAGAAATAATATTCAATACAGAGAAAGAACAGACTCAGATATGGATGTTAAATCTATTGACGTGGATGGTCACGAGGGGCATATAATGTTGTTTGGAGATAATGATGAAAAACACAACGCAAACGCAAAACTAATAGCAGCAGCACCAGAGTTGTTAAAGGCTTTGCAAGACTTGGTTAGGTATTGCAAAGAAAACCAAGTAGATGCTGTATTAGAACTATCAGAACAAGCAATTAACAAAGCATTAAACTAAACATAATGGTGAAACTGACAAAAAGAAAAGGATTTAATTTCTTTCGCTCTTACTTCGACGTTTACAATGAATTAGAAAGTAAAGATGATAAGGTTGCTTTTATGGATGCGTTACTAGAACGTCAATTTATGGGTGTAAAACCAACTGAACTAAAAGGTATGGCAAAGTTTGCTTACATATCACAGACGAATAGTATTGATTCACAGGTAAAAGGTTATGAAGATAAGACTAAAACAAAGTTAAACCCCTTAGAACCTGTAATTATTACCCCTACCGTACCCCCTACGTATGGGGGTAGAGTTACCCCTACCCTACAAGTAGAAGAGAAAGAGAAAGTAGAAGTAGAAGATGAAACCATCAATAACATTTTTTTAGAACATAGAAAAAAATACAAAGTTTATGCTAATCAGCTTTTTAAAGATAGTATATTTGTAGAATCTATCTGTAAAGAGTTCTTAAAAGTAGATGATAAAGAAGTTCGTTCTTTAACTTTAAGAAAATATTTAGGTTTATTCTTAAACAGCTTAGACCAATCTAAAAAGATACACAATAATAAAAAAGAATTTCAGCAACATTTTCCTCATTGGATGCGTAAACAACCAGCAATAGTAAAAGTTTATCCTAAAGAAGAAAAAATAAGATATAGTTAATATGGAAAATAAAGAAAAAATACAATATTCAAAAGAGTATTGGGATGTTAAAAATAGTGGTAAAAGACTATTGTATAAATTATCACCTATGAAGAACGGTAAATATAGAACGTTTGAGGTAGAAGAAAAGGACTTTAACGCACTTAAAAGTTTATTAGGTTATATTAATAGAGTTGAGTCTAAAACTGTCTTAAACAATCAAGTGTGTGCTAAATTGTATTTAATGGAATTAGTAGGGCAGATAAGAGAAAATAAAACAACAGTATTTAACGATAATATATTTACTAATATTTCTCATCAATTATCAAAACCTTTAGAATTGTTTTACAAAGCGTTCTACCAAGATTTATGTAGTAACCAATTAAACAGACTAGATAAAGATAACTTTAAAACTAAAGAAGGCGACAGCGTTTTAATGGATTATCACAGATTTAAGAAAACTTTTACTCCAGAATATATTACTAGAAAAATAGACGAAAGATTTAGTTTAACATTACATAAAAGAAGTTAGATGTTTGAGATAGATAAACCGGCAGATTTATTAAAAGAAGATAACGATTTTAGTTATAAAGATTATGTAATTAAGAACGAAACAATTAACAAAGATGTTGAGGATTTTGTTACAGGTAGAATACCTCACGGCTTCCCTTGTGGAATTAGCGACCTTGACAATCATTTTTTATGTAAAAAGAATGAGTTTTATTTGTTGACCGGTAAAAAAGGAGACGGAAAGACAACGATACACCAATGTTTGGAGATAATGTACAGCATTGTTAATGGTTTAATATGGGTGGTTGCTTTTCAAGAGAATAGCGAATGGAGTGTTAAGTTAAATTATATGGCTTATTTACTTGGTAGATTCCCTAAAGACGTCTATAGAGAAGATAGAGAGCTTTACGAGAAAGCTAGTAAATGGGTAGATAAACATTTTTACTTCATTGAAGTAGAAGATATTAAAACAGCCACAGAAGTAACGAAAGCAATTATAAATAGCGGTGTAGATGTTCACGGTTTAGTCATTGACCCTGTAAACTCTTTTAGTTTTGGTTGGGATGATACAGGTAACGACCATACAGACGGTAAAGTTGCAGGTAGAAAGATGTTAAACTTTACTAAAAAGTACTGCAGTATTCACGCTTCACAGCACCCTATTATGTCGGTTCAAAGAAGTAAAGAAGATGTTACAAGTTATAGTGGTGAGGGTGGACACTATCTTAATAAAGCATCATTTACCTATTACATTAATAGACGTGGTAAAAATGAGAATGAGTTTTCAGTTGATAATGTTAGAAATAAGCATACAGGAGGTAATACAACAGAACAAGAAAACCCTCTAGTAATATATTGGCATCCAACAAAAATAGATGTAGGTTATAGAATTAGTAATGATAAGGAATTAGATGTAATTGGTAAGATAAGAAGGAAATACAACCCTTTAAACCAAGGATTTAAACCTAAGAAACTAGAAGAAAAAAAGACTTTACCAGTCGCCTCGCTTAAAGATGCTTTTGGCGATGATATTGATGATATACCATTTTAAATTAGGTTATTAGGATAATAAATATTAATTTAGCAATATAGTAGTTAATTGTATATAAATTGAAGCGCTTAAACAAACTATTAGTTTGTAAATTAGGATAAAAATAAACAAATATTAAATATATATAAAATGGATAAATCAAAAGAATTACAAGATTTTGCAATATGGATGACTGGATGTGGCTATGATTTTACA